AATTATGGCTAAATCAACTTTTTCAGGTCCAGTCAAATCATTGGCAGGATTTATTTCAGCAGGTTCAAATGCAGTTGTTAGTTTAACAGCAGATACAACCTTAACAGTAGACGATCACGCAGGAAAAATCTTGTTGTGTAATGACGCAGACGGTAAATTTACTTTGCCTTCAATTGTCACAACAACACCTAGTGATCCTACAGACCCAAATCAAGCAAATAATCTAGGAGCATCCTTCACATTTGTAGTCGTAACAGCAGCTACTGATCTTGACATCTTAACTGATGGCACAGATAAGTTTGTTGGTGGATTGTATACAGGCGTAGATGACGCAACAGGTAAAACTTTTATCTCAGGTGCTACTAACGATGTTATTACTTTAAACGGAACAACCAAGGGTGGATTAGCAGGAAGCGTTATTAAAGTGCATGCTATTGCAAGTGCTAAATATGCTGTTGAAGGAATCACTTTAGGCTCAGGTACTTTAGTAACTCCATTTGCTGACGCATAATTAGGAGCTTAGTATGTCTATGCGAATAACAGGCTCAGATGTAAAAACGGCAACTACAACATCTAGTGCAACTGGCGGTGCTTCTTTGATCTCAGGAAGATCAAGGTTAAGAGGCTACATAATCGCAGGTGGTACATCCGATGGAACCGTTACATTTAAAGATGGTTCGGTAACAGGCTCAACTTTACTTATTGCACCTTGCAATGCTAACGATACAGAAACTTTAAACATACCTGATTCAGGCGTTTTGTTTAACGATGGCATTCATGTTGTATTAAGTAATATTGACAGAGTTACTATTTTTCACTCTTAACATCTTAACTTTGTAGTAGCATCCTTGCGGTGCTACTATATTAATTAATATGGCAACACGAACAAAAGCAAAACCCATCCGAAGAACCACTACAGGAAAGGGAGCCAATTATCGCCCCACTAAAAAAGGTGCAGGCATGACAGCAAAAGGTGTAAAAGCTTATCGTAAAGCTAACCCCGGTTCAAAGTTGCAAACAGCAGTAACTGGTAAAGTTAAAAAAGGAAGTAAAGCTGCTAAAAGGCGTAAGTCTTATTGTGCTAGATCACTTGGACAACTTAAACGCAGTTCAGCAAAAACTAGGAACGATCCTAACTCAAGAATACGCCAAGCAAGGCGAAGGTGGAAATGTTAAATGGCTATACCTAAAAATGTAAAAAATCCAAGTCTTTATAGTAAAGCTAAGTCTAAAGCAAAGGCTAAGTTTGATGTCTATCCATCAGCGTACGCAAATGCATGGATGGTTAAAGAATACAAAAGAATGGGCGGTCAATACAAAGCTAATGGTGGAATTATGGAAAAAAGTCTAAAACCAATACCTAAAGGAAACAAAGGGCTACCTGAGCTACCTGAAAAAGTCAGAAACCAAATTGGTTTTATGCGTAACGGTGGCACAATTAAAAAGGGTGCAGGTGTTAAAAGTTTTATAGCTCGTGGTTGTGGTGCGGTTATGAATAATCGCAGAAAGAAAACCAAGATGCGAGGTTAAATTATGGGCATGAATTCAAAACATTATTTAAAAGATGGCACCGTTTGGAGTGGTTCTTATCATAAAATGCCTAATGGAAAATTACATACCAATAAAAATCATACAAAAACAAGTAAGCCAATTTTTCATTACGGAGATTTGAACAAGCTTGCAAAGAAACGGGCTATGTCACAAAGAGGCAAGTAAATGGCAAAACCAGCAGGCGGATTAAGGCGGTGGTTTAAAGAAGATTGGGTAGATATAGGCTCACCCAAAAAGGGTGGTGGATTTAATAAGTGTGGAAGAAAGTCTACAAAAGGATCAAAGAGAAAGTATCCCAAGTGTGTGCCTAAATCTAAAGCACAATCAATGAGTAAATCACAAATTAAATCAGCAGTTACAAGAAAGAGATCAAAAAAACAAGGTGTGGGCGGAAAACCAACTAATGTTAAAACTTTTGCAAAAAAAAACAAAAAATAAGGTATCATAAACATTAGCCTTAATTGGCTAAATTTAAACACAGGAGTTTACAATGGGATTTTTATCAAAAGCATTTAAAAAAGTAAAGCCAAAATCAATGGCACGAAAAGCATCGGGTAAAATGGGCAAAGGTCTTTTTGGAAAGGTTGCTTCTAGGGCTGTTTCTAAGTCAAAAAATCAATCAGGCAGAGCAAGAATGCCGTCATCAGGCGGAATTTTTGGCTCATTGCGAAAATTAAACAAAGAAAAACCTGCGTCAATGAAATCTACACGATCTTCAATGCCCGCAAGAGGAAGAGGCATGTCGGGGTCAAACCAAAGAAAAGTTGCTATGTACAAAGATGGTGGTGGCGTTTGTGCAGGTGCATCAAACAACAGAAGATCAAGACAGGGTGCTGAGATAGTAAGATAATATGGCAGTTTCAGGCTCTAAAAATTTTGAGCTAGATGTAGCTGAATACATAGAAGAAGCATTTGAAAGATGCGGTCTTGAGCTACGCACAGCATACGATTTAAAAACTGCAAAACGCAGTTTAAATTTATTGTTAGCTGAATGGGCTAACCGTGGTTTAAATCAATGGACTATCTCACAAACATCTATCGCTTTGACACAAGGCACAACATCTTATGATTTGGATGCAACAAATCCAACTGCTGTAATTGATGTGTTAGATGCATTTATCAGAAGAACAACTAATGGTACACCAAGCGATTTGCAAATGAATCAAATCTCAAGAAGTGAATATGCAGCTATTCCTGATAAAACTGCACAAGGTAGACCATCTCAATATTTTGTAGACAAACAAATTACACCAACAATCTATCTATACAACGCCCCTGAGAACTCAACAGATGTTCTTTATGTAAATAGAATTATGCGTATGGATGATGTAGATGCATCAACCGATACTTTGCAGATGCCATTTAGGTTCTATCCTTGCCTTAGTGCAGGATTGGCTTACTATCTATCCCTCAAAAAAGCTCCCGAAAGAACGGGCATGTTAAAACAACTCTATGAAGAAGAGTTTGAAAGAGCTTTAAGTCAAGACGAGGACAGAGCATCATTTAGAGCAACCCCTGATACTAGGGCATACGATTACGCATAATGGCATTCGCATCGGAAAAGAATGCGTATGGTATCTGTGATAGATGTGGTTTTAGATACGGTTTAAAAGAACTTAAAAAAGAATGGAATGGTTACAGAACCTGTCCTGAGTGCTATGAACCCAAACACCCACAATTAGAAACAAGAAGAAACTTGGCTGATCCTGAGGCTTTACGCAATCCAAGAGTGGACACAAGCGTAGTGCCAAGCAATTTTACAGTTTATACAAACTGGGATTTGGGTATAATAGGAACAGCACTTACAGTGCCTAATGCTTTAGAGTCTGAATTAGGTACAGTTACGGTAACAAACACATGAGCTTTACATTAACAACATTAAAAACAGCTATTCAAGATTATCTTGAAACTGACGAAACCACTTTTGTAAATCAGCTTGATACATTTATTTTGCAAGGTGAAGAAAGGATATTTAAAGTAGTACAGCTACCTGATCAAAGAAAAAATGTTTCAGGTAATTTAACGGCAGATCAAAGGTTTTTAAACACACCAACAGATTGGCTTGGTAGTTTTTCTTTAGCAGTTATAGATGGTGGAAATTATACTTATTGCGATTTTAAACATAATTCTTTTATCAAAGAATATTCTTCAAATACATCCACTAGAGGAAAGCCAAAATACTATTCAATATTTGACCAATCAAGCTTTGAAGTGTCACCAGTTCCTGATCAAGCTTATGATGTAGAACTTCATTATTTAGCAAGACCCAAATCAATTACTGATCCAACTGTAGAATACAATGGTGTCAGTGCTACTACATATTTATCAACCGAGGCTCCTGACACGCTTCTATACGCATGTTTGGTTGAGGGTGCAATATTTTTAAAACTACCACAAGCAGAAATTGGTATATTAGACTCTAAATTCAAAGAAGCTTTGGGTAGGCTTAAGAACTTAGGTGAGGGCAGAGATACAAGAGATGAAATGAGGTATGATTCGCTTAGAATTAATGTAACTTAATTTTCTTTTTGAGAGGAGAAAAATGAAAAGAATAAAAAAACTTGAAGGCAAGACTGTAGCTATCGTTGGCTTGGGTCGCAGTTGGTTTGACTATAATTTAGCAGCATCTCATGGAGACAACTTTGACGAGGTTTGGGGTATTAATGCTGTAGGCTCTGTTATATATCACGATAGAACTTTTATGATGGACCCACCATCTAGGTTTTTAGACAGCGATGATGCAGGCGGACAAACCAGTGGCATGACAAGAATGTTAACAAAAGGCGACAAGCCAATTTACACATGTCAACTCGATGAAAGAGCAAAAAACTTAGTGTTATATCCAATTGATGAAGTTGTTGGAGATTTAAATTGTTGTTATCTAAATAACACCGTGGCTTATGCTATAGCATTTGCTTTATGGAATAAGGTTGGCACATTAAAAATATATGGAGTCGATTTTACCTACAAAGGCAACCTACATTTTGCTGAATCAGGCAGAGCTTGTGTAGAGTTTTGGTTGTCGAAATGTATGCATGCAGGCATGGAAGTAGGTGTTGCCAGTTCTTCTACGCTGTTAGATACAAATGTAGAAACTCGTGAAAAACTTTATGGCTATCATAGATTAGCAGACCCATTAGTGCCTTTAATGGATGGCGATAAAATGGTTGTAAAAAAAATGAGCGAGCTTACAGTAAACAGAATGCCAATAGAACCACAACTTATTGGTAGACATGATGATAAAACAGACCCAGTTGAACCAAAGGAGTGGTAAATGATTGAAGATACAACCTTAGGAAACATTGGTGCGATTGAAGTACACACCACAAAAGAGGGCGGACATCCAGTAGACTTTTGGGCTAAAAGATGTGTGGATAGAATTGTTCATATAAGTGAAGATGCACCTGAGCAAATACAAAAACAGGTAAAAGAGTATAAAGATAATATTGAAAAAGTTATTGAACTATATATGCAAAATGCCATAAAATCTGATAGGATTACAATTAACAATCAATTAGAAAAAGCAGGTTTTAAAGATTCTGCTGATTTAATTAGGAAACTATAATTATGGCAATTACATCAACACTTACAACAAGCTTTAAAAAAGAGTTACTTGAAGGTAAGCACAATTTTTTAGCGTCAGGCGGAAACTCATTTAAGTTAGCTTTGTACACAAGTTCAGCAACATTGGGTGCTACCACAACTGCTTTTACTACAACTGGTCAAGCCAGTGGCACAAACTATACTTCAGGCGGAGCAGCTCTAACAAATATCAATCCAACAAGCTCAGGAACTACTGGTTTTACTGACTTTGCTGATTTAACTTTTGGTACAGCTACTATCACTGCAAGGGGTTGTATGATTTATAACGACACCAATGCTGACAGATCGGTAGCCACAATTGATTTTGGTGGCGACAAAACTTCAACAGCAGGTGACTTTACAATTGTATTTCCTGCGGCAGCTTCATCGACAGCTATTATCCGAATCGCTTAATAGCAATGAAACATGCCATACGCAAAGTTTCAGTTTAAAGCAGGAATAGATAGAGAAGGAACCGATTACACTAACGCAGGCGGATGGTTCAATGCGTCTTTAATTAGGTTTAGAAAAGGTTTTGTTGAAAAATTAGGCGGTTGGGCAAAAAACACCACAAATTCATTTTTAGGAACTTGTAGAAATTTATTTGCTTGGATTTCTTTAGCAGGAACAAAGTTTTTATTTCTTGGTACTCATTTAAAATCTTATGTACAAGAAGGTAACAACTTCTATGACATCACTCCAATAAGACTAACCACAAATGCAGGTGATGTAACTTTTTCTGCAAGCAATGGTGATGCAACAATTACCGTTGCTGATACAGCACACGGTGCTGTGCAAAATGATTTTGTCACTTTTTCAGGTGCTAGCAGTTTAGGTGGCAATATTACAGCTACTGTACTCAATCAAGAATATCAAATTGCAACCATTGTAAATGCTAACTCTTATACGATAGAAGCCAAGGATACTAGCGGTAGCACTGTAACCGCAAATGCAAGCGATAGTGGTAATGGGGGTGGTAGCGTAGTAGGTGCTTACCAACTTAATACTGGGCTTGATAATTTTGTATCATCAACTGGTTGGGGTGTTAATACTTGGGGTTCAAATGCCTATGGCTCTGCAAGCTCTTTAACCTTCACCAATCAACTTAGATTATGGTCGTCTGATAATTTCGGTGAAGATTTAGTTTTAAACCCAAGAGGCGGTGGTGTTTTTTATTGGGATTCTTCAGGAGGCACATCTGCAAGAGCCGTAAACATTACATCTTTGTCAGGAGCAAACTTAGCTCCTACCCTTGGCTTACAAACCATTGTTTCCGAAACAGATAGACATGTGTTTGTTTTAGGTGCTGATCCTATTAATGACGCAGGCACAGCTAGAACAGGGGCTATTGATCCTATGCTTATTGCTTTTTCTGATCAAGAAAGCGTAACTGAGTGGGAGCCACTAACAACCAATACCGCAGGCTCGGTAAGACTTTCTGTGGGTAGTGAGATTATTGGTGGGATAAGATCAAGGCAAGAAACTCTTGTGTGGACTGATTCAGCTTTGTATTCGATACAATTTGTTGGACCACCTTTAACTTTTGCAGTCAACTTAATCAATCAAGGTGTGGGCATGATCGCACCCAATGCTTGTATCAATGCACCGAATGGTGTTTATTGGATGGCTGAAGATGGTTTCTATCGTTACAACGGTAGTGTACAAAGACTAGAATGCACTGTCTTAAGTTATGTGCAAGAAAACTTAGACTTATCACAGTTGTTTAAAACATTTGCTTTGGTTAATAAACAATACAATGAAGTGTGGTGGTTCTATCCATCAACTCAAGATAACACTGGTGAAATATCACGCTATGTTATATATAACTATTTAGAAAATACATGGAGCATAGGTGAGTTAGTTAGAACTGCTTGGCTTGATGAAGATGTGTTTATTGCACCAGTGGCTACCAATGACAATTATTTATATAACCAAGAAACAGGCGAAGATAACGATGGTTCTCCAATGGATAATGTCTTTATTGAAAGCTCTGATTTTGATTTGCAAGAAGGCAACGACTTTGCCTTTATTAGCAAAATCATTCCTGATATTAAATTTTATGGTACCAATACAGCCAGTGGTGTACCGCAAATAAACATGCAAATTAAAACAAGAAACTTTCCTGCACAAAGCTTATCAACCAAGGTTACTAAGGATGTTTCAAACAACACCAATGAATTAAATGTACGAACTAGAGCAAGACAGGCTGTGTTAAGACTGCAAAGTGATGATGACGCAGACACAGCAAACAGACTAGGAGTGCAATGGAGACTAGGATATACTAGAATGTATATACAGCCTGATGGTAGAAGATAATGGCAAAGCTATTACCGACAAGGTTACCGCAGGCTTTAGACGAAGTAACACCTGATG